CGCTCGGCACGTACATCTGACCGACAGAGGTGCCACCGGTCTGGCCGATCCTGGCGTTCTCCGTGAGCACCCCGTTGAAGGCGCTGATGAGCCTGATGTAGCCCTGCTCCGCACCGTCAAGAGGATCGGCGACGACGCCCCGGATGTCGGCGTAGGAGGTGGCGGTCCCGGCGCTGTCCTGCCCGGTGAACAGGAGGCGCCCGACGATGTCGGAGGCAGCAGGCACGCTGTTCCTGTAGAGCGTGGCCATCCCGTAGACGCCACCGCTGGTACCGAGCCGAGCCTGAGCCGTGCCCTCGTACATGTTGTAGGTGCCATCAGACGAGATGGTGGCCACGGGGTTGGTGCTGCCGCTCGGCTCGATCCGCAGGTAGTCAGCCGTCTGCCCTGCTGTCCCCTTCATAAGCAGGGCACGCACGCCGGCTGCGGAGGTCGTGATGGTGCTGCCGCCGGCTGTGCTCACGTACGAGCCCGCAGCACCGGAGACGGCGGAACTGCTGGTGCTGTCGACGTACGCCTTCGTGGCGGCATGGAGGTTCGCAGTGGGGGCGCCCGAGAGCGTGAGCAGCCCGGTCATGGTGTCGCCGCCCTTGGTCACCTTGGTGGCGTCAGCCGTGTCGACGTAGGTCTTCGTGGCTGCGTGGGCCGCAGCCGTCGGCGCCCCCGAGAGCGTCAACAGGCCGGTCATCGTGTCCCCGGCCTTGGCCACCTTGTCGTTGGCGGTCGTCGTGGCAGTGCCCACAGCCGTGTCGACATAGTCCTTGCGGACAGCCTGCGCCGCCCCCGGTCCCGTCGGCAGCGTCAGGTGGCCGGACATGGTGTCCCCGGTCTTGGCGACCTTGGTGTTGGCGTTCGTCCGCTCAGCAGCGTCACCAGCGTCCACGTAGGCGGGCGAGGTGTAGTTGTGCGTGTGGCCCGAGGAGGCCGACGAGGACGCCACCCCGGCGACGGCACTGTCGACGTAGCCCCTCGTGGTGGCGTGGGAGGAGGACGACGACGCCTGGAGCGTGAGAGGACCCGTCATGGTGTCGCCGGCTCGGGAGACGTAGCCCGGCCCAGGCTTCTGCGAACCCATCCAGAGCGGGTGCGTGATGTCGCCGCCCTCAAAGGACACCCACACGATGTCCCCCGGCTTCGGCGGCACCGCATGCCCGGGGTCGAAGCAGGGCCAGGCCCAGTCGGTGGACTCCTCGCCCAGGAGTTGGGGCACCTGGGCCTTGATCCGCAGCCGCTGCTCGGGGTCGGCGTTGGTCACGCAGACGCCCCTGTAGATCCCGTAGAAGCCCTCAGCGCTCATGCGGCCACCCACCTGCCCGAGACCAGCCGGGAGCCCCTAGCGGCCTTCTGAGGGCCAGGAGGAGGGATCACGTAGCCCCGCTCGCTGTCACGCCCCAGTGTGGCCTCGATGGTGAAGACGGGCGCCCGCTCCAAGGAGGTGCGGATGGTCTGGGTGTACTCTTTCACGTACCAGTAGCCGTTGTCGTTGACCGAGAGCCCGGTGATGCCGAGCGCTCGGCCCACCCGCACCGATTGGTCTCCCGTGCCGGTCATCGACGCCTCGACCGTGAGCCGGTTGCCCAACTCCTCGCCCTTGAGTCGGTCGTGCGCCTCGGCGAGCGTGTCGACCACCAGCGCTGTCTGGCCCTGGCCGAAGAGCGGCTTGATTGGTGTCGTTCCGAAGACCGGCTTGGATGTGTTGGCCTTGTTCGTGTGGCGCAGTAGCACTCCCGTGCGGGGGTTCACGCCGTAGGCGTGGCGGTCCCGGGCAGCGCCGCCCTCGGGGGACGTGGCGCCAACGCTGTTGTGGAAGTCGTGCAGGCTCCCCGTGGTGCCGCTGAACACCGGGGCCGTCTGCGAGAGCCGTAGGGCCGCCGTGCGCTCGTGGCAGTAGAGCGTGGTGCCGTGGACGTAGAGCGTCCAGCCCATGCGCTTGGCGCACTCCACCAGGAACTGCCAGTGCGACCGCCCGGCCTGTGCCAGCACCGGCCAGATCTGCGAGTGCTGGTCGATGAAGGTGGTCTCCATGCGGAACTGCTCAGCGGCCAGCCGGACAGGCACGGGAGCCGTGACGTTGCGCCCCGTGTAGTAGCCGCCCTGCTTGAGGAGGTACGAGGCGCCGACGCAGTAGACGCCCAACTTCTTGTCTGGTCCCTTGTTGCCCGAGGCCAGGCCGAAGCCTGGCTTGATGTGGCTCACGTAGCCCGCCAGCGCACGCAGCGGCCGAGCCGACGAGCCCCAGGTGATGAGCATCGGCGAGCCCGACATCAGTGCCTGCGCCCGGGTGGCCGCCCTCCCCTCAAGCACGAGGAGCGCCTGCTCGTGCTCAAACTCGGCGTGGCGGAAGGTCGCCTCTGTCACCCCCACAGCGGGCGCCCCTGCGAACGAGACCTGGCAGATGACGGTCACAAGGGCAGCCTGATGACAGCCCCGGTGGGAAGGAAGTCCGGGTAGAGGTACTGCGGGTTGACGTCAGCGATCCGCCACCACTGCGTGGGGTCGTCGTAGAGCCGGGTGGCGATGTCGGTGTAGTCCTCGCCCGCTCCCACGACGTAGCGCTGGTACTGGAGCCCGTACTCGACCGGAGCGATCATCGAGTAGAGGGTGGGCCGGGCCTTGCCATCTCGGCCCGGAACACGCAGCACCGCAGCACCTGCGTAGCGAGAGCCGTCGTAGAGAGCCATCAGGTACCCCCCGGGGTCGCCGGGTTGTCAGTGACTGAGGTGGGGGGACGGGTGACCGGGGCCGCCGTGCGAGCCGTGGCGCCGCCCGCCGCAGCACCACCGTCAGCCGTCCCGATCTCGGTGGTGCTGGTGGTGCCGGGGGGCGTGGTCCCCGTGTCGGTCGTCATGTGGCGCCGGGTCATCGACAGGTCGACCTCGGCCACGCTCGGCATCATGCGGTGCGTGAACATGCCGTAGCGGATGGTCACACCCGTGATCCAGCCCGAGAAGGCGAAGGCCTTCAACTTGGGCGTGGCGCCGAAGACCACCAGGCTCTGGACCGACGTGATGCCCGTGCCGGTGTCGAGCCCACCGAGCAGGTACTCCAGCGCCGTGATGTCACCGAGCACACCGGGGTGCTCGATGTCCTTGTGCATCTCGTAGGTGCGGTTGAAGAGCAGCGTCCACATGACGGTCTGGCCGGTCATGAGCGCCCGGCTCTGGTCTTCCGGCTTGATCGAGCCAGCGTTGGGGAAGTCCTCGTTGAAGGCGTACTGGTGCTGGATGGCGTTCGGGTTGTAGAGGAAGTTGAGCGCTCGGGTGTAGGTCCCGGCTGCGCCAGCGATGGCTGTCTTCTCCTGGTCCCAGTGCGAGAGCCGTCCCCGCACCAGCGGCCCCGTGCCGTGGCGCACGGCTGCGGTGGACTGGGCGTAGATGCGGGGGTCGAACTTCGGGTTGAGCGTGCTGTTGACGTCGAGCAGACGAGCAGCCGTCCCGTTGTCGGCAGCGATGTTCCCTCGGACGGCAGCCAGGTCCACGGCCTGCCCGGGCCGGGCGGTCATGTGGTTGCCCTCGTAGGCCGCCGTGGTCTCTGCGATGGTGGGGACGTTGACGAACCGTCCCGGTCCGGCGAAGGCCATCAGCCGCTCCCGACGCTTGCCATGTTGGCCTTCTCCTGGATGGCGCCCATCACCATGTTCGCCAGGCGCCGAGCCTCGGAGTCGTTCACCTGATCCACCTTCACGTTGAGGTTGACGTTGCTGATCGTGATGCGAGCACCGCCGACCATCGCCATGGCCCCACCACCACCACCACCGCCGTGGCCGCCGCCGCCCTGATGCACCGAGGCGTTGGCGTCACCGATGGAGGAGTCGAGGTACTTCTTGTAGGCCCCGTCGTTGTACGTCGACCAGTCCCGGAACTTGGTGCCGCCGTTGGTGAGGCTCCAGGCGTACTGGGCATTGGCCTTGGCGTCGTAGACCCTCGGCGTGCGGGCGATGGGGTGGTACTTGTCGTTGACCTGGAAGAGCCCGTGGTCCCGGGAGCCCGGAGCCGGGCCGCCGACGTTGGGCGGCGACACCGCTGCGGGGTTGCCCCTCGACTCGGCCATGGCGATGGCGTAGCCCATGCGGAGCGGCGTGCCCGGTGCCCAGCCCGCCTGACGCAGCACGTTGATGAGGCCCTCTCGCCCCAACTTGCCGCCCGAGCCGCCTGCTCCCGGCGTGCCTGCGTTGGCCCCACCGAAGGCGTCAGCAACGGCGCCCACGGCTGAGCGCACGCCTTCGGCAACCGACTCGGCCCCGCTGCTGAACACCGAGCCCACGCCCGTCGAACGCCCGATCATGGACCCGCCCGTAGACATGAGGGAACTGAGGCCCCCACCGCTCAGGCCGCCCGCCTGGCCGAGCGTGAACCCGAGGCTGGCCGCCTTGGGGCCGCCCTTGTTCCCGGTCTTGGTCCCCTCTGCCTTCTCAGACTCCGTCTCAGGCCTCTCAGGGGGCGCAGGAGCGCCGCCGAGCACCTCGACGTGGACAGGGTCCTTCACCGGCATGGGGACCGTCAGGCCGTACTTGGCGGCGTTCTGACGCACCCAGTTCAACTGGTCCCGAGGGCCGACGTCGGCGGCCAGACCCTTGCCGTGGTTGGACGTGCCGGGCCGAGCCACCGGGTACGGGTTGCTGTGCCGGTTGTCCCACAGGCGCTGCTGGTCGGCCATGGAGCGGTAGCCCGAGTTGATCCGCAACTTCGGGTTGTCCCGGAACATCCGCTGGAGACCACTGAGCAACTTCGGGTTCAGACCCTGCTCCTGGCCGCTGCCGGGCAGCGGACCGCCAGCGTCACCGACACCCTCACGAGGGTCGTGCCCGTTGAAGTGGATGGCGCCGTTGGCGTCACCGTTCTCACCGAACGGGTCCCAGGTCTTGCCGAAGTTCCGAGCGATCCACGTCTCGCTCCAACCGCCCTCCGGCATCTCCGGCATGCCGGACATGCCTCGGGTTGCGTACGCCCCTGACTCCCGGATGGAGGCGTCAGGGTTCTCCTGCTGGTGCTGGATGCCAGAGAGAACGCCCATCCCGATCCCGATGACGGCGTCAGCCGTGCCTGCGCCTTTCGCACCCCGGGTAAACCGGCTGGGACGAGGTGCCTTCGGGACTGCACCGGGCCGAGAGAGCACGCCCTTGCTGCCACCCCGACTGCCACCTCGGTTGCCCATACGGCTACGCACTGCCTGCATGGCTCCTGAGGCGACGAGGCTGGTGCCGAGGTTGATCCCGCCACCCAGCAACTCGGTGATCGCCCCGAGCGCAGCACCGAACGGGCCGAGGGTGGCCAGCAGCCCACGCAGCCCGGACTCCACCTCTTCCCGAGCCTTGTTCTCCAGGATCATGGCGCTGCGGCCCTCCTCAAAGAGGGCTGCTCGGTCTTGGATCGACTTGTTCTCTCGGTCCGCTGTCGAGTCAGCGAACTCGCTCGTGATGCCCATGTCCCGCATGGCCTTGTTGTCACCGATGGGCACCCGCTTGCCCTGCGCCGCTCCGATGGCAGCCGTCTCCTGAGCCGTGCGGATCATCTCAGGGGAGAAGCCGAGGTACTCCAGGTTGGCGTAGCCACCCGAGCCTGCCTCAAAGGTGGCCTGCGCCTGCTCGGGCGTCAGTTCCCAGTAGTTCTTGTTGCCAGCAGCCAGGCGCATGGCCTGCTCCAGCGTCTGCGTACCGTTACGCCGTGCGCCACCGGGCGCCACAGCCACGCCGCCGAAGGGAGCAGCCCGGTTGATCATCTGCGTGGAGAGCAGGCTCCCGAACTGCTGGGCAGCCGGGTCGGCGCCGCCGAGCCCCGGGTTGATCATGTTCATGTTGGCGAACTGGCCAGCGATGTCCCTCGCCCGGCCCACGCCGTAGTTGGCCATGGACGTGGAGTACGCCCCCGCCTGGTCCAAGGCGCCCGTGCTGCCCTGCATGTTGTACCGGTTGTGCATGTCCCGGACGACCGACCCCCGGAACGGGTTGTCGTAGCCGAACTGCCCGGAACGGTTCGCCGCCATCTGGCCGACGGCGTCGCTCGTGGCGAAGTCGTTCTTGATGTTGGCGTAGTAGCCACCCACCCGGTTGCCGACCCCGGAGGCCACCTGGCCTGCGTACTGCCACCGCATGAAGGTGGCGGTCGGGTCGTCGCCGCTGTCGGTCACTCCCGGTACCCGGGTGCCACCCCCGGGGCGGGCTCCAGAGCCAGGCGTAGCGGGCGCCCCGCCGAAGGTGGCCCCACCGCCAGGCCGTTGCATGGCGCCCGTGATCGCTCGGGGATCCGTGCTCCCACCGAACGTGGGGGTGTCGCCGTACTGACCAGGCCTAGACGAGCCTCCCCCGGCCGCACCGATGGCCGCCAACTTCTTGTCGTCCATGCGTCCGAGCACCTTGGACATGCGCTCAAACTCATCGACCAGGCCGTGGACTTCCTTCTTGGCCTTGCCGATCTCGGTCGTGAACTTCTGGACGCCTGAGACGTCGAACTCCAACTTGCCGGTGGCGAAGGACGACGAGCCCCGGCCTGACATGCGCCGAGCACCGGCCATGGCACGAGCCCCTAGCCCGCCACCCATCGGGTTCGCACCCTCGTCGCCCTCAGCCATCGGTCACCCCCTCGTCCTCTCGTAGTGGTAGCCGACCATGTCGGCCCAGTAGTCCCTCTCCCGAGGGCTCATGTCCTTGATCTCGGTGAGGGTGAACCCCGGGTAGCCCTTGGCGATGTACTCGTACTCGGTGAAGCGGTGAGCGGCTCGGCTACGTACGAAAGAGATCGGCCAGGTCGAGGGTCAGTGAGAACGACTCACCACACCCCTGACAGTCCAGCCTCACCCCCCCGTAGTCGGGGCCGGGCTGGAGTTCGGCCAACCGGTCGAGCAGCGTGTTGCGGTCAGCCATGCCGAGGTTGAGCACCATCGGGTGGTTCACGGGGCGTCCGTCAATGGAGACGACGCAGCGCTCCAGCGTGGCCGTCTTCAACTCGGCCACGGTCTTCTTGACGTCCCAGATCTCGTCCTGCTGGCGAGCCGTGAGCGGCTGGACAAGAGCGACCGATCCGTTGCGGAGGTCGACCTCGTACTCCCGCACCTCCGGCCGCTCCATGTGCTTGACCGGGATGTCCTTGTCGAGTTCCAGGCTGATCTTCTCCTGGAACTGGCACTTCGGGCAGACGATGTCGAAGGGCTCGGTGGTCCTGCCGTAGGTGGCCATGCGGATGCCGAGGATCAGCATCTCCCGGTCACCGACGAGCAGGTCCCTGAGCATGTCCTTCGTGGCGGGCTCGCCTCCGATGGACTCGGTGCCGCACTCGACCATGGTCTGGAGGTAGAGCGGCAGGTTCGTGGTGGCGTCCACCCGAGCCATGCGCTCCTCGTCTCGACCGGTGAGTTCCTTGACGAAGGCCTGCTTGTGGACCACGCCCGTGGGCGAGACCCAGCCTCCCGGCAACTCCACGAGCCCGGGGTCGGGCTCCTTCATCTCCGGCTTGTCCGGCGCCAGGGCCGCCTCGGAGGCCGCTGATGCGGCCTCCGGGGCGTCCGCAGACGAGATGACGTTGATGGCTGCCTCAGCGGCGTCCTCTGCTGCGAATGGGTCTTCGATGGGGATCAAGGTGCTCATGTGGGTTCTCCTGGTGGTGGGACAGAGGGACGAGCCGGGCTACCAGTTGGTGGAGCCCCGCTTGTCGTCGGCCTCAAACGAGGCGAAATCGAAGCCCTCGTACATCAGCGTGAGGTTGTTGACGAGCACGCCGTTGCCGCCAGCGTCGAGGTCCGAGAAGGCGACCGACGTCGGCCAGGCGTTGTACAACTTCCACGACGACTTGACGTGACCGAGGGAGTAGACGGCCTGCGGACGGGTGTCCGGGTGACCGTAGACCCTGATGTAGACCTCGGCCCGGAAGTCACCGGGGTTGCCCGGAGTGCCAGAGCCCTGGACCGCCGTGAAGATCTCACGGTGCCAGTTCCACAGCAGCGAGCGCTGGGTGGCGTTGCCGACGATGCCCCGGGTGAGGGAGACGGGCGGGAAGTCCGTCTGGCCGGGCATCTTGCGGGGCGTGGTGTTGTCCCCGCCCTCCCGGTAGGAGATGGGCTCCGTGGTGGCAGCCAGGCCCGAGGCGGCCATGAACCCGATGCCATCGAGTCGAGCACCTCCTCGGAGGGTCTTGGCGATGTCCACCCGGAACTTGAAGTTCCGAAGCGGGTCGCCTTCGACAGAGCGGATTGCCATGGGTCAGGCTCCTTCGTGGTTGAGGGTGTGGTTCATGGTTGGCTCACGCCTCCGCTGCGGAGGCGCCACCCTCCCACTGGCCGATGCGGATGACGATGAACTCGGCGGGCTGCTGGAGGGCCACGCCCACCTCCACGATGACCTGGCCGGAGGCGATGACCGCCGGGGTGTTGAGGTCAGCGTCGCACTTGACGAAGAAGGCCTGGTCTGCCGTGGCGCCCCGGAGGCCGCCCTGCTCGTAGAGCCCGCTGAGGAAGCGGCTGCACACCGACGAGAGCAGGTTCCAGAGTTCCTGGTCGTTGTTCTCGAAGATGGCGAACTGCGTGCTCTGCTTGAGGCTGTCCTTGATGTAGTTGAGCGTGCGGCGCACGTTCACGTACTTGGCAGCGTTGTTGACCATCTGGGTGCGAGCACCCCAGATCACGGTGCCGGAGCCGGGGACCTGGCGGATGGCGTTGACGTGGTTCTCGTTGAGCAGGTCGAGCGAGCCCGAGGTGAGCGCCCGCTGCTCGGTGCCGACGATGCCCGTGAGCCGGGCGTTGAGCCCGGCCGGGGCCTTCCACACGCCCACCCGTGCGTCGGTCGCTGCGATCTGGCCAGCGACGAAGGCCGAGGGGGGCGACAGGCGCACGGCGCCCGGCGTGGTGCTGCTCGGGTCGCTCGTGTAGACCCAGGGGTAGTAGACCGCCAGGTAGGACGAGACGGGGAGCGTGTCCCCGTAGGTCACTGCGCCCGCCGGAGCCAACCCGGCCGTGGTGTCGGCCACGACGAAGAGCGTCTCCCGGGTCTCGCAGTAGGTGGTGAGGGCACCGATGACGGCGGCCGTGGTCTCGCCCGGGAAGCAGACGGTGGCGAGGCCCTCGATCTGGTCGAGGAGGCCACCGGAGCCCACGGCTGCGGTGCGCTCAGCCTGCGTGGGGAGCGCCCCGTCCGTGCCACCGACGAGCGCCGTCCCGGAGGAGGCTGCGGGCATGGCGGTGGCGCCGACGGTGGGCGAGGCCATGTCCTGGACCCGGATGTAGGTCGAGCCGGTGGTCGGGCTGTTGAGGACCTTCTCGACGTGGCGGGGGTCGGTATCGACCATCGACAGGTTCGTCCAGGACTCGACCCGGAACGGGTCGGTGGTGCCGCCCTTGAAGACGAGGAGGTCGAAGCGCCCGTTGGCGGCGTCCCGGTCCACGATGGAGACCCGGAGGTCGTTGCCCCAGGCGCCCTGGTTGGCAGCGGTGATGCGGAGCGTGACGAGCGGCGTCGCTGCCCGGTCGGACAGGTTCACGGCCGACGTGACCGCACCGGTCCCGAGGATGCGGACGATGTAGGCGGCCCGGCCCCCGTTGGAGAAGTAGTTGTAGACGCCGAACGGCAACTCCGAGGCGACGGTGGCCACGGCCGGGAACCCGCCGTAGACACTCGTGAACTGCGACCAGGACTCGATGAGCACCGGCTTGTCGGTCGGGCCACGGAAGTGGCTGCCGATGAAGACCCCGGTACCGGTCGTGCCCGAGGACACGGTCGCACTGGTGGTCAGTGACTCCTCGATGTAGACATCGGGGCGCTTGAAGGAGGCCATGCGTTACTCGCTCTCTGAGGGGTGGGTGATCAAGGGGTTCCGGTTGATGCGTCGAGTGGTTGTGCAATCGTGAGTGGCTCAAGTGATCCGTGAACATCGACCCTGACCTGCTCGACCCGCTGGATGGCGAGCAGAGCGTCGGGAAAGATCTCGCTGTAGACGGTGACGGTGTAGGCCTTGCGGAAGACCCGCTTGTTGTTGGCGTCCATCCCGTCGAAGGGCTGGACGTCGAGCAGTTGCAGCGTCCGCACCGTGTTGTCGGCCTCGACGTAGAGCGAGCCGAAGCGGAACGGCAGCACGTTGTGCATCTTCAAGGTCAACTGCCGGTCGTGCCAGGCCGACCGGGTGAACGTGGAGATCTGGTAGGTGAGCGTGATCGGGACCGGGAACTCGGTCTTGTAGTCCGAGCCGATGGGCGAGGGGTTGTAGCCCTGGGGGACGTAGCCCGGCTTGATCCGGCCTCGATGGGCGAAGGCCTCTTCCTCGCTGATGTCGATCAGGTCGATGGTGATGAACGGGTAGGTGACCTCCCGCTCCTCAGCCTCCGGCATGCGGAACCAGACCTTGACGGGGCGCTCGGCCACGTTCTGGTCCGAGACGGTGAGCCCGGAGAGGAGTTGCTTGATGGCCTCGTCCTCGTTGATCAGCCAGGCCATCAGGCGTCGCCGAACAGTCGCTCGACCAAGGTGGTCTGGACGACCTCGCTGATCTCCTTCTTGGACTTCTTGACGGTCTTGCGGAGCACTGCCTGCGGGCCGAACTTCTCGGTGCCGTACTCCAGGTCCCGAGCCCGGTCCCCGTGGACGCCATCAGGCACGCCGACGACGTAGCCACCGTCCTTGTCCCGCATCGGCTGGATCTGCCGGAGCGTCTCCTTGGGCCAGGCGGCCCGCTCGGCCCGCTGCTGGGCTCGTGCCACGAAGGTGGCCTGGGCGGCCTCAGCGGCCTCCTGAGCGGCCTCAGGAGCGGCCTTCTCAGCGTCCTCCCACACCTTGAGGGCCTCGGTGGAGAACGGGTTGTTCGTCATGGCGAAGTACGACGACAAGGGGTTCCCCTCCTCACGAGACTCTCGGCGTTGGCTGGCGTGGGTGTTGCGCTGGGTGCTGCTGCCATGCCGAAGGTACGGAGGGGGAGGCCCCTCGTCATGTCATGCGACCTGGGGCGTGATCTCCACCGTGTTGTAGTCGTCGTTCGGGAACGTGAGCACCGAGCCATCGGCGTAGGTCACCTGCCACTCGGCCTCGTAGAGCCCGGGGTGGAGCGTGTCGAGCGCCAGCCACTCGTAGTGGACCCGGTTGGCCGTCCGGTCGTCAATGACCGCCTCGCCCTTGATCGGCTTGTGCTGCGCCATGCCCCGGCGGGCTTTGATCCGCATCTGGAAGCGGACCTGGACGGCGTTGACGAGCGAACCGTTCTGGAGGACAGCCTCGATGTGCGGCAGCGTGTCCCCCGCCTTGATCTTGAAGTCGACCATCAGGCCTCCACGAGGGCGTCGGTGTTGGGCACGGGTTCTATGGTGGCAGAGGTCGAGCCTCCAGAGACGCTGGCCCCGGTCACCTCGCCAGTGACCTCAGCCCCGGTGGCCGCCACAGGCTCCAAGGGCGCTTCGGTCGAGGGCACCACCGTGACCGTCGAGCCCCGCACCAGCGTGGGCTGCACGAGCCCCTCGGTCCCGGCGACAAACTTGACCGCCCCATGCGTGGGTGCGAAGGCGGTGACCAGGCCGCTCGTGGCCCCGACGTCAACAACCGAGGCCAGGGAGACCTCCATCGTGACGGCAGCCCCGGTGCTCGGCACTGCCTGCACGACACCCTGCGAGCCGGGGGGCGGCGTGATAAGCGCCGACGTCGGGGCCGCCGGGAGGATGAAGGCGCCCTGGTCCGACGCCGGGTCCCAGGAGACCGTCCAGGTGCGGGGCTGGAGACCGACCAGAAGCAGCGTCGCCGTTGCCGCCACGGCGGCCTGAGCCAGGTCCCCCAGGAAGAAGGTGGTCGAGCCCTGCGCTGTGAGGGCAAGCACAGCGGGCACCGCCGTGCGGGTGACGGCCGCTCCGGTTGCCAGAGCCGAGAGAGCCGACGTCGTGAGCGTGGCAGAGCCAGCCAGGAGCGTGGTCAGTCCAGCACTCACCGTGAGCGCCTGCGCCGTGGACACCAGCGAGGCCGAGCCGGCGAGCCGGGTCAGAGCGCCCGCTGTCGTGGTGGCCTGGTACGCCGTGGCCGTGACAGTGGCGGTGGCCGCCGAGAAAGTTACGGCTCCCGTGAGCAGTTGGGCACTCTGCGGGCTCATAGAGAGGGTGGCGGTCGTTGCAGCGGGCGTAGCGGTCGCCGCAACGGCCGCCGCCTGGGCCGTCCCCACCAGGGTCACCTGAGAGGCCACCAGGGTCGTTCCTGGGGCCACCACGGAGGCGGCCTGGGCAGTCACGCCCAAACCGGCCGAGAGGGCCGTACGGGTCACTACAGCAGCCAGAAGGCCCAACTGGGCGCTCGCTGTCAGCGTGATGGACGCCGCCGTCCGTGTGGCGCTGCCGGTGGAGACAGCGGCGCTCTGCGCTGTGCTGTCGAGCACGGCGAACCCTGCGGTCACGATCCCCGCCGTGAGTCTTCCGGCTGGCTGGACCTCGGCAGGGAGGGTGGCTGTCCCCGCCAGCACCGTGGCAGCCGTCGTGAGCGCTGCGGCCTGGGCTGTCGCCGCCAGGCTCGACGTGGCAGCGGTCAGGGTGACCGTGACCGTACGGGTGGCGGTCGAGGCGGTGAGCCCCAAGGTGACCGAGGCGCCCGTGAGCGTCACCGCCCCAGCCGTACGTGTGGCCGTCTGAGCCGTACCGACGAGCCCGGCGGTCACGGCGGTGCGGGTAACGGCCCCCGTGGCGAGCGTGCTCGACTGAGCGGAGCCCACAAGCGAGGCTGTGGCCGCTGCCAGGGCGGCGGCTCCGGCTGTGGACGTCGCTGTCTGCGCCGTGCCCGTCAGCGTGGCGGCCTGGGCGACCAACGTGACGAGACCAACGCTGAGAGCGGCGGGCTGTGGTGTGGCCACCGCCGTGGCGGTCTGAGCGAGCAGTGTGACGGCGCCAGCACTGGGAGTGGCGACCTGAGCGCTGGCCGCCAGAGAGGCACTGGCCCCGACGAGTGTGACGGCTCCGGTGGTGACCACTGCCGACTGGGCGGCACCTGTAAGCCCGGCTGCTGCCGCCAGGAGCGTGACGGCGCCCGCCGTACTGAGAGCCGTCTGAGCGCCCGCCACGAGGGCGGCTTGCGCTGCCACCGTCGTGACCGCACCAGCGGAGATCGAGGCCGCCTGGGCAGTGCCGAGCAGGGACGCCCCCGCAGCCGAGACGGTGACGGCCCCGGTGGTGACCGAGGTGCTCTGCGCCGTGCTGACGAGCGAGGCCTGGCCGGCCAGCAGTGTGACGGCTCCGGCTGTCCTCACGGCCGTCTGAGCGGTGCTCGTCAGAGAGGCTTGGGCGGCCACCTGCGTGACGGCTCCGGTGGTCCTCGTGGCGGTCTGCGCTACTGAGGTGAGGGTCGCTGAGGCCCCGGTGAGGGTGACGGCGCCGGCCGAGAGGAGGGCGCTCTGCGCCGTGGTGCTGGCCGTGGCCTGAGCGGCCAGCAGCGTGACAGCCCCGGCCGTGAGCGTGGAGGTCTGGGCCTGGCTCGTGAGCGTGGCAGTAGCCGCCGGAGAGGTGACGGCCCCAGCGGTCCTGGTAGCGGTCTGGGCCGTGGCGGCAAGCGAAGAAGCAGCCGCCGTGAGGGTGACTGCTCCTGCGGTGAGCATTGCGGCTTCGGCGCCCGAGGTGAGAGTGGCGGCAACGGCTGCGACCGTGATGCTCGGAGCAGGTGCCGTGACGAGGGCGCTCTGCGGTGAAGAGGCCAAGGCAGCCGACAGGGCGGCGAGGGTCACGGCCCCGGCAGTGGGCGCTGCTGTCTGGGCCGTCGTGACGAGAGAGGCGGCGACAGCCACCAGGGTCACGGCGCCGGTCGTGAGCGTGGCTGTCTGAGCGGTGGAGGTGAGCGTGGCCGAGGCTGCGACGAGCGTGACCGCCCCCGCCGTACGGGTCGCTGTCTGCGCTGAGCCCGTGAGGGTTGCCGCAGCAGCCGTCTGGGTCACCGCTCCAGCGGTGAGGGTTGCCGTCTGAGCGGAGCCGACCAGCGACGCTTGAACAGCGACGACCGTGACCGTGGCCGTCTGGAGGGCAGTCTGAGCCGTAGAGACCAGCGACGCAGTGGCAGCACTCTGCGTGACCCCGCCCACCGTGCGTAGGGCTGCCTGCGCCGTGCCGACGAGGCTCGCCTGAGCAGCCGTCTGCGTGACGGCTCCTGCGGTGAGGAGCGATGTCTGTGCCGTGCCCGTGAGAGAGGCCTGAGCGGCCAGGAGGGTGACGGCACCTGTGGTGCGGAGCGCCGTCTGAGCGGTGCCAACGAGGGAGGCCTGGGCAGCGGTGACCGCCACCGACAACGGAGCGGCTACAGCCGCTGAGGTCTGGGTAGTGCCCACCAGGCTGGCCTGGGCTGCCGTGAGCGTGACCCCACCCGTTGCCCGAGCGGCGGTCTGCGCTGTACCGATGAGGCTGGCCTGCGCCGCCGTGAGCGTGACCGCACCGGCTGTCAGCGCTGCTGTCTGCGCCGTGCTCGTGAGGGTCGCCTGGGCGGCGGTCTGAGTGACGCCGCCAGCCGTGCGTGCTGCTGCCTGAGCCGTGCCGGTCAGCGTGGCTGTGGCCGCAGTGACCGTTGTGCCGGGGGGAGCAACGGCAGACGGGCCGATCCAGCCGCCAGTCGCCATGGCCAGATCGTCGATCCACAGGTTCTGCTGCTGGCCTGCCGGGGACGTGGAGATCCCTATCCGAAGCGCACGGAAGATCGGGGTCATGTTGCCGGTGCTGTAGCCACCCAACGTCTCGGTCGGAGTCGTGGAGTGTGGGTCGCTCCCGTTCAAGAACAGCCGCAGGTCGAACCGGCCGGTCGTGGCGACACGCCACTCGATACGAACCCAGGTGTCGAGTGGGACAACGGACGTGCTGGTCACCACAGCGGTCTGGGCATCCCTCATGGTGACGGTCCCGTCGAGCGTGAGCCCGACCGCCGACCAGTTCGTCCCGGTGCCGTCGGCGTTCTCGTACATGAGTGCGAGCCGCCACAACGAGAAGTGGGCGTTCACCCGCACGTACACCCGCCCGTAGACCTCCTGGAGCGGGTCGTGCGCCCACCGGAGCAGCGGTGGGGTTGCGGCCACGTCGGCGGTGAACCGCACCGAGGCGGTCCCTCGCAACGGACGGTCGGTGTCGTGGACGTGGGTGGAGAGCGACCCGGCCGTGGTGTTGCTGGCCGTGCGTGCGGTGTACTGGGTACCGCCAGCGGCGGTCGTGATGCTGGACACGGGCTCTTCGTCAACGCCACCGTCCAACGTGTTCTGGATGAACAGGGTGGTGGTCGGAGCGGCATACGCCCCGGTGAGATACAGATCCTCGTCGGCGTCGCTGGTGGTAGCGCCGTACTCCCAGTCGGCGAGGAAGTCCGACATGGCTAGATCGCTGCGCCGAAGACAGCGAAACCCGTGTCGGCACCGAAGGAGGCCGTGCCCCCAGCGACGTGCAGGCTCACGCTGTTGATCAGATTGGTGGAGACGTACTCACCCGAGCCGAACTGGAGAGCACCGATGGTGGCGGCCGAGCCGGTCGACATCGACACCTGATTGAGCAAGGGGCTGGTGGTGCCCTCGATGTTGAGCACGGCTGCGAGGAACGTACGGGCGCCAGTACCGGCGGTTCCTCCGATGCGGACCATGGGTGCGCTCCCCGTCGCAGCGGACGTGAAGACGGCGCCAGTACCGCTTGCCGTCCAGGTGCGGAACCAGTAGTTGGCCCCAGCATCACCGTTGAAGCGGAGACCGATCACGTCGGAGGTGGTCCCCGTCCAGACCACTCGCCCAGTGATGACGAGGAAGGGAAGCGAGTCAAAGAAGACGGGACCGAGCGCCGCACCCGTGGCAGCAGTCTGCTCCAGGCCGCCGAGGTACTCCAGCCCCTTGCCGGTGGGATCGAGGTCGACGTCGAAGAGCACTCCAAGGGTGCCGAGCATGTTGATCACAGGAACGACTTCCCGAAGATGGCGATGCGGCTGCGGGCGTTGAAACTGGCGGCGGCGCTCAAGCCCATCTGGACGGACATGATCGGCCCGGTGTTGAACCACTCACCCCACCCGGAGGCGACCAGACCGGTGGTAGCAGCGGCACCCGTAGCCCGAACGTGGGACCACTGGAACGTCTTGTTACCGCCCTGCATCGTGTTCGCCGTGATGTAGATGATCCGAGCAGCGGTCTGAGCGGAGAAGCCGAGGTGGATGGAGGAGGTGGAAGGGGTCCCCGTGTTGTTGAAGTTGCTGTTGACGAGGTCACCTTGGGCAGCCGACTCCATGTTCCGGTGCCAGTAGGTGGCGCCACTGTCGATGGTGTCCCCCGTGTTCCCGAACCGGAGGGTCGGGAGGGCGGCGGCGGTGAGGCTGCTGATGAGGATGACGATGGTGAGGGTGTCTCGGGGTGGGATCGGGATGATGGGTGTCGGTGAGAGCGCCGACTCAAACCGGTAGATCCCGAGCCGCTCCAGCCCAGCCACCTGGGGCGCAAGGCGACTCCCGCTGAACTGGAAGGTGGGCGGCGTGATACGAGCCATCAGGGATAGTTCCTTCCGAAGCCCATGATCGTGGTCCCTGCCAGCATGTTGGTGGTGGAGAAGACCTGGACAGACGTGATCTGCCCGGTCGTGTTGACCCACTCCCCCGAGCCCATGCCAACCGTCGGGATCGTGCCGACCGCCCCGGAGCCATAGGTGGCCTGCCACATGATGGGCTTCGTGGTGGCGCCTCGGTTTCCCCCCATGACCACGATGTGTGAGGCGTCGAGTGTCTGGGTGTTGGCGTTGAGCATGATGGACGTCTGCGATGCAAGAGCGGGGGAAGCGAATGTGGCGACCCCCACGAACTGGCCGGACGTAAACGGCTTGTACCAGTAGACGGCACCTGCATCCGGGGTTCCTGTGCCCACTCGCAGGCGGATCTCTCCAAGCGCCGCCATGCCTGCGATCAGGATGTTGATCTGGATCCCGTCCCGTGCCAGGAGCGTGGCCGTCAACGTGGTCCCGGCGGCCGTGAGCCGAGCCCCGCCGAGGTACTCAAAGCCGACCGAGGTCGAAGCGATGTTGTCCGCTGCTGCGACGGAGCCAGGAGCCATGTTCTCCTGCACGGCTACGCCCTGAGCAGAGAGACGAGGATCTGCGTTGCTGTGATCGACTGCGAGGCGACCGACCAGATGGCGGTCAGGTCGAGCGTGGCCTGGGTGGTGGTGTCCCAGGTGACCGCAGCAGTTGTGCCAGCAGACCTCGCAGGGCCGAAGGTCGCCGTCGGTGCGCCTCCGTACTGGGACCAGAACGTGCCGTCTGCCAGAACAGTGCCGGTCGGCCCAGCCGTGCGGCACGTCAGCAGCCAGCGAGCAGACCAGCCCGAGTTGGTGGTGGCAAGCGCCGTGCCGTTGTTGGAGAGCAGAGCGAGTTGCGTTCCAGCGACCCCCCCACGACGCAGCCGCATGGAGAGCGTGCCCAGAACAGCCGTGGTGGTGAGCACGCCGAAGGCAACGATCTCAAGGGTGGTGCCAACGGCCAGATAGTTGGCCGGGACGGTGTAGTTGCCGAGCACGGCCTCGGCAGTGGTGACGACGGGGGAGTTGGCCGTCATCGAGAACAGGCCGTCGGCCGTCGTTGCCCGGGGAACCGGGACCATCGACTCAGGCATCAGGGTGTCCTCGTCACACCTGCGATGGTCAACGCCAGCACTGAGGCGGTCGAGGCGAACGCCTGGATGATCTCGCTGGCGTTGACGACCATGAAGCCGGACCAGTCGAGTGAGCCGTTGCCGGGAAGCCAGACCGAGTTGTAGAACGCCGTACCAGCAGCGAACGTGCCGATGGACAGGTTGACAGCGATGGAGTTGGCCGAGCCGTTGGCGACGTGGATGTTGCGGAGGATCCAGGTGGTGTTGACCGGAACGGTGGCAATCGTCGCAGCAGCAGCAGTCAGGAGGGTCGGCCCGATTTGGCGGGCGGCAACATCAGGCATGGGTCAATCGTGCCAGGGGTCGGTGTCAGTCTGGCGCTCATCGTCCTTGACCTCGTTGGCGCCGACGGTGACGGTGAGGATGTTGTCGGCGATGCGCCCCGTGGGCGAGTACCGACTGATGTTGAAGAGCCGCTCCTGGAAGACGAGCCGGTCGTTGAGGTGAGCGTTGGGACGGTCCACCTGGCGCAGGCCCTTCTGGATCAACTCGTCGGCGCCGACGATGAGCGTCAACTGGTCGACCGAGTAGAGGCCCTGGTCGGAGAAGTCCTCGCCGCCCTCGTTGAGTTGCGCCTGGAAGACCTGGACCTTGATGACCTCCTTCCAGTGCCGGCCACGGGAGCCCCGGTCGGTGGTGCCGGGCCGAGCCTGGACACCGCCCTCGTCGTAGAGGTCGTTGTCGGGCACGCCTGGCGTGCCGACGTCGTAGTCGATGTCGCCCTCGTCATCCGTCGAGGCGTAGTCGAACGGGTACCAGTCGATGGTCTGGCCCCAGCGGTAGGACTCCCGCAGGATCGACTCGTTGGCCTGGCGCACCTCTCGCCGCATGCGGCGCCCGACGGTCACGAGCCCCAGCGCTTCTTGGGGTCGTAGAAGTCCTTGTCGTAGGGCTGGCCGGCGTGTTCGACCGGGATCTCCGTGTGGCCGGCGGCCTCCATCTGGGCGAGCCGGTGGTGGCCGTCCTCCAGCGCAGGCCGAGCGTTGCCCCAGCGGTGGTGGACCACGGGAGGCTTGACCGGGCCGTAGCGCTCGGTGTCCCAGTCCTCGCCCTTGGCCAACTTCTCGTAGGTCATGCCCTTGCGGAGGTTGCGCCGGTCCTTCAACTTGAGGTCCCGCAGCGAGAAGTTCCGAGACAGCGGACGCTCCCACTGCTCTCGGGGGCTCCACTCGTCAGCCTCACCCTGGGTGTGGCCCACGGCATCAGCCTTGTCGTAGTCGTTGATCACCGTGTCGAGCGGGGTGAACAACTCGCCCTGGTTGAACTGCTGCGGGTTGAGCATCAGAGCAGTTCCTGCTGCTCGTACGTCTCCTTGGGCTTGCGGGGCCGGCCGGCTCGGAGCATCGAGCGCATCAGGTCACGCCCCGACTTCACCTCGGTGTCCGGGATCTTCTCGCCAGCCATCATGTGAGACGGGAACGGGTTGGCGTAGAAGTCGTACTCGTTCTGGACCTCTGAGGGGGCCTCCGAGTCGAGAGCACCACGGTTCTGGAGGTTCTGGACCAGCCGAGCGCTGTGCGGGCTCAGGTCATCCGGCGACGAGAGTTCCCGACCATGGTTGAGCGCCGTGTCCCGGGCGGCGATGCCCAACAGCGTCCCGACGTGGACCCTGCCTTCCTTGGTCCCGAACATCGAGTACACCTCGGAGCGGCCAGGGATCTCGTGACTGCCGAACAACTTGGGCTTGCCCTCAGCCATGGCGTCATCGAGGTCCCGCCCAGCCGGGTAGCCGTACGACGCCCGAGAGTCATCATCCGAGGCCGGGTAGGCGTACGATACCGAGCCCTTCCTGTGGTGGACCTCCGCTCGGAGCGAAACGGAAGGACCCTCAGGCTCGTACGAGTACTTCGTGGCCGCCTTCGGGGGCACCCGGTACTCGTAGGTGGCCGTGCTCGATGGGCGGGTGGGGTCACCCTGCTCCCGGTGGAAGCCTAGGGTCGGAGGGGGCGTGGACGGGCCAGAGGGCAGGTCGATGTCGGCGCCAACTGGTTGAGTCGAGATGCGAAGAGACGGAGCCGACCGGGGTGCCGACGAGAACTCCTGAGCGGTCTCGGCGAGAAGTCGAGCCAGCGGGTCGTTGAACTGCTGAGGGTTGAGGTTGGCCATCAGATCCCCGAGTCGATGGGCGGGAAGATGCGCTCGGGCGGGCCGACCTCATCGAACTCCCGGGAGCGATACACCGGCACCAGGCGCCCGGTGGTGCGGCTCACCCGGCGCAGGTTGTACATGCGGATGCGGAAGAGCCCGACGCCGAGGGCGTTGGCCAACTCGTCGTACTTGGCCTTGAGCATGGCGATGAGGCCCATGATCTGCTGGTAGCGCTGACCGTTGGGGATCATCACGCCGTCGGGAGAGCGGATGTCGATCTCGTTGGCGGCGTCCACGGCCATGGCCCACAGCGCCTCGATCTGCGCCAGGAGCACCACGAGGTACTCCTCGACGGGCGGGAGGTCGGCGTACGTCAGGGGCTGTCCGTACTCGTCCTCCCGCTCGTGGATGTGCTGCGTGAAGGCCGTGCCGATGAACGTGTCGAGGTCCTCGTTGAGGAACTCCTCGTAGTGGACGCCCTGGATGACGAGCGTCGAGCCGTTGGGCGGCGGGGCGGCCATGGTGATGGCACCGTCCCGCTCGTCAATGGCGAAGGGCAGAAGGGTGGTCGAGGCGCTCGCCAGGAAGGCCCGGGTGCGGGCTGCGTCCACGTACTCCACCGGCAGGAGGAACCGGGTGGTGACGCCATCGCCCTCGACCTTGGCCTCAAAGCCCCGGGCGTGGTCGCCCAACTCCAGGCGCAGGCGATCCCGGAGCATCTGGAGGGTGGCCATGGAAGCGAGAGTACCCAGCCCCCTCAGGGGAGCCGAGGCAGTGTCAGTGGGCGATCCGGGTGGTGCTCTGCATGCGCTTGCCCCGTGTGACCTCGGCCATCGGCGCCGTGGTGGAGTAGGCCCGCTTGGCCGGGACGAACCGGGGCTCGCCCCGGGCAATCTGAGCACCGAGCGCCGTGAGCACGAGCAGCGCCGTGGCGGCGGTTACCTCGCCTTGAGCGAGGACCCGTGCGCTCCGGGCCTCCGTGGTGACCGGGGCCGAGGCGGCCTGCACCGTGACGTTGGCAGCGGCGAACCCGGGCTCGGCCGTGAGGGCGACCGTCACGGTGACGGCGCCCACGGTCATGGTGGCTGCCAGCGAGGCAGGGCGGGCCGACGAGGCCAGCGACGCCGAGCCGGCGTGGACGACCGGCGAGGCGAGCGAGTCCGCTACTTGAGCAACAACCGAGAGCGTGGCCGTCACCGCAACCGGTGTGACGCCGCCCAGGCTCCGAGTGGCCACCTGGGCCGAGAGGCTGAGCGTGGCCGTAGCGGCGCTGAGTGTGACCACCCCTGGCGTGCGCTGAGCGGCCTGTGCAGTGCCCGTGAGGGCGCTGGTGGCCGCAACGAGGGTGACCCCGCCAACAGTTCGGCTCGCCCCCTGAGCGGTCCCTGAGAGGCTTGCAGTGGCAGCCGAACGGGTGAGCGCCCCCAGGACCAGCGAAGCCGCCTGCGCCGTGCCAACCAGAGAGGCGGCGGCAGCCGTAAGCGTGACCGCCCCGGTCGTCCTGCTGGCTGTCTGCGCTGTACCGGTCAGCGAAGCGGTTGCTGCGTCAGGGACCGTGCCCGCAACGATCCTGGTGGCAGCCTGGGCGCCTGTGCCCATCGTGGCGGTAGCCGCTGCCATCGTGACTGCTCCAACCGTCCGGCTTGCTGTCTGAGCCGTGCCGACCAGAGAGGCGCTCGCTGCGGTGAGCGTGACTGCTCCAACCGTCCGGGTTGCGGTCTGGGCTGTGCCGACCAGGGAGGCAGCCGCCGCTGCGAGGGTGACCCCTCCCGCTGTTCTCGTAGCGGCCTGGGCCGAGCCGACCAGCGAGGCCTGAGCGGCCGTAGCGTTCCCAGCGGTGTCGAGGAGGGCCGCCTGCGCCGTGGGCGACAGCGTGGCCGCCGCAGCCTGCACCGTGGTCGGCCCGATGAGCGGCTGGGCGGTCGTCGTGGCCGTGGCCGCCGCTGCCGTGAGCGTCACTCCTCCGGCGGTACGGGTGGCTGTCTGGGCCGTCGAGACGAGTGAAGCCGTAGCCGCCGTGACAGTGGCGCCCCCCACTATCCGCTGTGCAACCTGGGCACTGCTGGTCAGCCCTGCCGTCTCTGCGTTGTAGGACGGGGATGCGACGAGGGGGACCGTGACCAACGCCGAGCGGGTCTGACCGCCCGAGTCCGTGACGGTGAGCCGGAACACCTGGGCCAGAGCGACGCCACCTGGCACGGTGCCCGTGGAGGCAAGCGTGGCGGTAGCCGCCACGACGGTGACCGCCCCCACTGCCACGTTGGCGGTCTGGGCCGCAGTGGCCAGGGACGTCGGACTGGTCCCTACACCGACAGGTGGGATCGGTGTCGTGGTGTTGGCGATCCACTCAATCGAGTCGATCTGCGCCGAGTTGCGGACCGTGGTGCCGCCAGCGGCGGCGGTCATGACGACCTCGATCTCGACGTTGGCCCGGTTCGTCACCTGAGCCGACGTGAAGGTGGCCGTCAACGTCTGCGTGGTGGTCGCCGTGACATTGGTGGCGGCCAGGATCGTGGAGACCAGCGTGCCGTTCTCGTAGAGGTTGAGGGTGATGGTCGGCGTGCCCGTGTTGGAGCCCTTGCGAGCGATCACGTTGATCGTGTGCGAGGAGCCGGTCGTCAACGGGTCGATGGGGTCCCCCAGCGCCCAGCGAGATGTGGCATTGGTGGCGACGTTGAGCGTGCCCGCCCACACGTTGTCGGCAGCGCCTACGGCGTTGGCCGGGGTCGTGAACGAGCCTGCGAGGTGGCTGGTGGCGTAGAGCGTCTCGACCGGCATGTCAGGGGCTCGGCACGAAGGTCGTCACAGCGGCGTTCGGGTTCGTGATCGTGCCAGGCGGCCCGGAGACCTGCTCCCAGAGATAGGTCACGATGGCGCCCTCAGGGTCAGACGAGCCCGAACCGTCGAGTGTGATCGTCGCCGTCTGACCCGCCGGGTTCGGCGACGCTGTCGCCACGACAGTGGGAGGAGCGTTGACAGCACGGCTTGCGGTCTGAGCCGTTCCGGTGAGGGTGGCCGCCGCAGCGGTGAGCGTGACGGTGACGGTACGAAGAGCCGTCTGGGCCGTCCCCACCAGCGAGGCCTGTACCGCTACGAGCGTGACGGCGCCAGCCGTTCGGGTAGCGGTCTGTGCCGTACCGACCAGCGAGGCGGTCGCAGCGGTGCCCCCCGTGATCACGGAGACTGCGGAGGAGGTCTGGGCTGTGCCAACCAGCGAAGCCGTGGCCGCCGTGACGGTGGTGGCCGGAGAGGCACCGATGGTCGTCGTCTGCTGGCTGGTGTTCGATGCCCCTTCGTTGTCGGTGACGGTGAGGCGGAACACCCAATTCGGGGTGACGCCACTGCCCTTGAGACCAGCGCCAGTGGCGGCCCAGCGAGTGGTCGTCGGCCAGGTCGCCGTAGCACTGCGTGCCGAGGCCGTCTGCGGGTCGGTCTCGATGACGTAGCCAGCGACCTGGCGGTTGTTGTTGTCGAGGGAGGCGAAGGGGGAGGCGATGGTCGCCCCACCGTTCGACCCGCTCATGCCGAACGCTGCGAAGGTGGCCGCCGCCGCACCGCCGTTGGCAACGGTGCCGGTGGTGACGCTGGTGCCTGCGTCAAGAGCAGAAGCAACGGCGACGATGGCGGCGAGCGTGTCGACCCCGGCGAACTCGTAGACGACGAGATGCCGGATGGACGACGCTGGGATCGTCCAGGTGTGCAGGCTCACCGAGGGGTCAGAGCGCCGCCACCACATGGACGTGCCCGCCTGGGCCGAGGCGTTCTGCCCGGCGATCTTCGTCCAGCCGGTGGTACCGGTGTGTCCGGTGTTGCTGTTGTCAGCGGTGACGAGGTGGGCGATCAGCACCGTCCCGACGTGCGGGTAGAGACGGGTCTCGGCGACGTGGGGAGCCGTTGTCGCAGTCGTGTTGAAGCCCTGCGATGACTGGAGGAACCGAGGCCCTGAGGGGATCGGCTCCGACAGGTCCGCTGCCTGGAAGTTGTCCAACTTGGAGCGGTCCGTGCCAGCGGAGATGAGGTAGACGCCGGTGCGGCGCTCGGTGGTGAGGCTGGTGTCGGTGACGGTGGAGTCGACGTAGCCACCGGTGGTCAACGTCAGCGTGGAACCGTCAGCGGTCATCTTGATGAGAGGACCCTGCGAGAGATCTGAGACGGCAGCGAAGTTGCTGAGGTTGGTGAACGTGCCGTTCACGATCTTGTAGATCCCGGTGCCGATGGTGGTGCCCTGGTAGCGGCGCCCCATGTAGCAGGTGTCTGCTGTAGCGCTGTGCCGGACGAGCAGACCCATGCCGTTGTTGCTGACCGTCGTTCCCTGCCACTGTGCTTGGGCGTAGTGGTTCGCCGAGGCGAGATCGGCCTCTGCTCGCCAGCGGGTGTTCCCGGCGAGCCGCTGCCACAGCATCCTGTCTCTGACGTCAGCGATGCGGTCGGTGGTCGAGGTGAACGTCTGCGTCCACGTCTGGTCAGGACCGACGGGGTCGAGGGATCGGGCCGTGAAGTTGTCAGCGGTGACCGTTGCTGCCGCCACAGAGGCGATGCCCCCTCGGCCACTTGTCAGGGGGTTTGTAGAGTCAGTGACCGAGATCTTCTTGACGGTCCCGGCGTAGGCGTGGAGCGTGTTGCCGATCATCCGCAGAGTCAGCGTCTGCGGGTAGGCCGGGGCGGCTTCGGTGAAGGTGGCGGGGGTGCTCGTGGCCCCGTTGACCCACTTCTGGATGGCCCAGTAACCGTTCTGGTCGTAGAAGAACCGGTACATGGTGACGTTGCCGATGCCGGTGGAAGCCGGGTCGAACCGAACGGCGGGGCCGATGCCCGAGCCGCTGACCGTGACCACCGTCTCCTGGTCGGTGGTGGCAGCGATGGCGTCGAACCGCTGGAACGACTCGATCATCGACGCCTGGTTGGTGACGATGGAGGCCGAGCCATAGACGGCGGTCCAGTTGGCGCCGAGAGAGGCTGCGTCGGCTCGGTCGAAGGTGTCAGCGCCAGACACGAGCGAGTCGACCTTGTTGAACCCCTCCACGATCACCGAGCCACCGGCCACCACCGGGCGCTCCCACTTGAGGTCGCCCAACTGCACGTTCCAGGAGTCTCGACCTGCCTGGAGCGGGCGCCAACGGGAGCCGTCGGTGGTGCCATAAACGGTGAGGATCTCCACCACGGCGCCCTCAAGGGTGGTGGCGGTGAGCGTGATGCCGAGCCGGGCCGAGAGGGCGTTGCGGATCTGCGCCGACACCGGCCCCGTTGACTCGCCGAGGTACAGCCGTCCGGCGGCCGTGGGCAGCGGAGCGGGCGTGGCGAGCAGGCAGTAGCCCGTCGGCACCTCGGGGTTCGGGCGCAGGTCGATGGACTGCCAGCCATCCACCCCGTCGGCGCCGAAGGGGCGGAACTCGTCGCCGTCCGCTCCCGTGCCGACGTAGGTGGTGGCGTAGTAGTGGCTCACGGCCGGAACTCCTGCACCGAGCCCTCATGGAAGGACACAGCATCGGCGTAGTGCGTCTCTCCAGCGGCGGCGACGTCGAAGACCATGAGAGAGAACCGGGCCTGCACGGCACCAGCCGGTGCCACAGCGGTGTGCGCCCGCTTGTTCCAGGCGGTGGTCGAGTTGAAACTGGCGCCACTTGAGAAGGAGAGGTAGGTGTCCCCCGCCCCCAGCCACTCGACGCCCACCTGGCAGTTGCGAGCGACGGTCGCTGCTCGGAAGTGGGCGACCATGGTGTAGGTGGTACCAGCCGTGACGGGGATGCGAGCGTTGTTGTTGTCGACGCTCGTCTCAGAGGCGGCGGCGACCGCCACGAGTGCCAGTGACGACGTGCCATGGAGGGCTTGCGCTGTCGTCGTTGCCGGGTTGGAGGTGTTGTTCCGGGCACGCCAGTTCGTCGTGGCGTTGATGGCCGACTCAAATGACGGGTTCGGAGCGAGGTTGGCGGTCACAGCAGGCAGAACGATCCCGTACTTAGTGCCGAGGTACGAATGCAGGTCTCGGAGTTCGGTGGCGGTAAGTACCCGGTCGTAGACGATGACCGCAGCGATGTCGCCATGAGTGAACCGGTCGGCCACCTCGCCGTAGGTGCCGATGGCTGAGTCGGGGTGCGTGCCGGAGAAGGCGTCGCCTGCGGACACTGTGCCAGCAGGGCCACCGTCGGCGTAGTAGATGACGCTGCCGCCCGTAGCGATGGTGACCGCTTCGATGCGAGCCCGGGTGTCGACCATGGGGTTTGACGCAGCAGTCGTTGTCCAGAAGCCCTGGCGCTGAACCTGCGGTGCTGTGGGGTTGGAGTACCACCACCGCCCCCCAGCGGCGCTACCGGGGACGCCCAGCAGGGTCGTGGCGCCCGTTAGCGTGATCGGGCGGAACACCATCACCAGCGTCTGGGTCTGCGTGGTGCCCGCTAGCCCCGGGATGGTCATCCAGTCATCCACGCCGTCGAAGCGAAGAGCGGGCTTCCCGTTGATCGCCTGCGGGGCGAAGGTGGGGCGCTTGGCCACTGTCCCCTGGGTGGCGTGCCGTGCCAGTCCTGACTGGTCGGGCCAGGTGGACACTGCTTCGGCGCCCCCTACCCCGGTGATGGAGTCGCCCTCAAGCCACACGGCCAGGTTCGGGATCGCTGCTGGTGTGAAGGCAGGGGGGACCGAGGCTTGCACGTTGTCCCACAGGACGTCGTAGATCAACTGGCCCGCCGTGAAGGCGAAGTTGGTCGAGCCGACCATGACCCGGGAACCGGTCAAACGGGCTGTCGTGACCGGCCCGAACGTCCACGCCGCTGGTTCGGCCCCGACCCAGATCTTCGCCCACGCCTGGTTACCGACCGCCCTGACCTTCATCCTCACGGTGGCCGTCGAGTTCCGGTTGAAGTTGGCGTCGTTGACGGTGGTCGTGGCGAGCGTGGTGACCGTGCCTGCTGCGGACTCAATGAGGGAGAGCGTCGCTGAGGTGGCGCTGTCGGCGTACCAGCGAAGACCGACCCCGTTCGCCGGGGTCAACGCTGTCGTCGCCTGGAAGGAGTCGGCACGGATCCACAAGTTCCGGTTGCCCCGCATCTCGGTGCTGGTCCCAGAGTGACGAACCTGAGCGGTGGCCTCCACGTCCGGCCCGATCCCGAGCACAGGGGACAGGCCGCCCAGCGTGTCGTTGTTGCGCTGGTGAACGAAGCGGCCCTCGTTGGTGAGAAGCGTCGGCGTCGGGGGTGCGGTGCTGGCGTGGTGGACGAAGGTCGTCCACTTCGTGGCGTCCCACGCCGCACCGTCGGTGCCCGTGAAGGACTCAAAGAAGGGCACTGTCGTCTTAGGGAACCCCGTGTCAGATCCAGAGTGGACACTCAGACGGTCAGCAACGACCCGGTGGTTCGCCCCGATGGAAGCGCACCGCACGCCGAGACGCACGTTGGTGGTCCCAGCCGGAGCGGTGCCGGTGACGTGAACCACCGAGGCGCCGGTGGTCGCTACGGGCATCTCGGCTCCGGTGGCGGCGGTACCCGTAGAGGCCACGGCGTCGTCAAACCACTCCAGGAACAGGAGCATGTTCCCCGCCCCATCTGGGCGCTGGAACTCACCTCGGAAGGTGATCTGCTCGCCTGCGGAGACGAGAACTCGCTTGCTGACGGTGCCAGGGGTGGACTGGAACGGATCCCACACCGAGGCAGCAGCAGCGTCCTTCTGGCGCCACAGTGACTTCGTGCCCTCCAGAACGAGCGTGGTCGAGAGACTGGCCTCGTTGGCGCCGCCAGCAGACCGACTCTGCCAGGTGGTGTCACCGATGACCGAAGCCGTGTCGAGCAAGGCAGACGCCTCGTTGAGACGGTTCTGGAACCCGCCGGGCGAGAGCGGTGCGACGTGGACGTTGTCGAACTCCTGGAACAGCCCGGCGGGAGAGGCAGCGGCGCCGGTACCGCCGTCGAGTCGGAGCATGGACCCGTTCGGCATGAAGCCCGTGACCGTCGTGTCGACGTCCCACGCTCCCGGGTCTGCGCCCGTGATGTCGAACAACCGCACCTTCACCGACGTGCCTGAGATCTGCGCCACCATGCGCCACGTCTTGCCGGTCAGGGCGAGATTGTTCTTGCCGCCGATCTGCGTCACGACGTTGCTGGCGTCTCGTCGGTTGACGATGTACTGCCCGTTAGCGGGCTGGAGTTCGACCTGGATGTTGTTGGCGTCCGAGGCGGTCGACGCACAGAGCATCCGGGCCTGGAGGAAGTGCTCGTAGGTGCCGCTGGCCGGAACGACGAAGTCGACCCGATACTCAGCCCCTCCTGTGACGAGGCTGGTGGGGAGCACGGTGCCGACCCGTGCGTAGGACACGTAGCCGGTGGAGCCGGCGAGCGGCGTGATCCGCAGACGGTTGCCCTGGATGGCGAAGGTGGCGCTCCCACTGGTGGTCGCCGTCCAGCCAGTGGGTGCAGCGCCATCGGTCCCGGTGAACGTCTCCAGGAAGGGTGCTGGGGCCACTGTCGCCGTCGGCGTGAACACCGTCGTGGTGCCCGTGGGCGCCGAGAACGTGCCCGGGCTCGGCCCGCTCACCAGTTCCCAGAACCGGGAGACGATGGTGCCGTCCGGGTCGGTGGAGGCACTGCTGTCGAGCGTGATGGGCGTGGTGGCGTCCACCGCCCCAGTGGCGGTGAACGACGCAACAGGATCGACCACGGGGGAGCCCCCCTCCTACTAGGTCAGGAGGATGGCGTTGGTGCCCGTGAAGGACACCGTGAAGTCACCGCCGTTGGTGGCCGTGGCCGTGAACTCGTGCCACGAGATCAACTCCCGGTTGGCGTCGGTCGGGGACGTGGCCGTCTCCCGGTAGAACACGACGCCGTTGGGCGACTGCGTGGTGGACAGCGCCGACCACAGGATGTTGGCGCAGGTCAACTCGGCCCGGTTCACACCAGCGCCGTCGTTCTCCACGACGGTGCGGGTGGTCGTCCTGCGGCTGGCGGCGGTGTAGTTGCCGCCCGAGACCTCACCGGTACCGATGTCGGAGACGAAGTTGTGGGTGGCGGCAAAGGTGTAGGTGCCGTGGACGAGCAGGGCACGGATGTCGCTGGTGTCCCAGTCGACCGGGGTAGCGGAGCCCCCGGCCAGGAGGAACTTCCCACGGTTGTAGGTACCGGGCATCAGTTGTTCCCTTCGGCTTCCACGATGGCCGTCGCTGCCTGCACGACGTTGGACTCGGCGTTGTCGGCGTCGAGCATGGCCGCCCGAGCCCGGAGCACGTCCGGGTGGTCCGGCTCCGTCTTGATGCGCTCGTCCCAGTACGCCCGGACGGCAGCACGCTGCTCCTCGTCCTGCTTGTTGGCGAGGGCGAGCACGAGGTCACGCTGCTGGGCCTTGAGGGCCGAGCGCTGTTCCTCGATCTCTGCGATCTGAGCCGTCAACGACTCGACGGTGTTCTTGCTCGGCATGCGGGCTCCTTCGGCGAGTGACCTCGTGGGTCAAGGTAGGGGACTGCTTGGGCACTGTCAGGTCAATCGGCTAGAACGGCCCCAGATCTCCTGAGGGGACTCCAGGGGGCGGTGGCATGCCATAGGCCTTCACGTAGACGCAGAGGACCCCTACGAGGCCAGCAGCGGCCTTAGCGAGGGCCTGGCGGCCACCAGGGGTGTCGATGCCAAGCACACGGGCTCGGTGGAGGTACATCTTGGAGAAGTGGTCGACCCAGCCACTGTCCAGACCGACGTCGAGGGCGTCGTTATCAAGGTCAGCGTGCAGGTCGGCAATCTTGTCAAAGCCGTAGGTGACCTCGGCCCGGATCCACGCAAGGATCTCGTCCATGCGCTCGTCCGAGACGTAGGGCTCAGCGGCCACTGTCCTTGAAGTCGAAGGCGACGGTCTCGTTGGTAGTGCTGCCAGGCCGACGTGCGACGAGGTGGGCGTCCCGGACTTCCAGGACGTCCCACCCCGCCTCTATGAGGCCTTGAGCCCGTGCCCTTCGGACCCCGGCCTCCCGCCGCAGGGCGAGCACTGCTACGAGCAGATCGGCGTGGTCCGCTCCACCCCTGAGGAACGCCTCCGGGTCCCGGGCAAGCCGGTCCCGTGCCGCCTGACCCCGGTCAGGTACCGGGGGCGCAGGAGGGGCTGGCGGCGTGGGCCTGTCAGGGGTGGGGCGAACGTCGGACACTGTCCCTAGTGCCAGACCAGTCCGGCCTCTTCCAGGTGCTCGGCGACATCCCGAGGCACCCGGTAGCGCTGGCCGGCCACGAAGGTGTAGTGGTTGCCCGCCCCGTAGGTCATCTGGTCGATGCTCTCGTTGACCCGGACGATGACGAAGGGCTGCTCCATGACCTGCACGCCACTGTCCACCACGGACACTGTCTGCTGGGTCTGGATGGGCTCCGGGTCGACGTAGTCGATCACCGGGGTGGTGGGGCCGCCGACGACCTCGTACTCCGGCGTCTCCTCGGCCGAGTCGATGTCGACCCGCTGGCCGGTGCCGGGGTCGAACACGCCAACCCTGGCGGCCTCGGCCTTCTCGGCCGTGATCATCGTGAGCCGGGAGCGGGCCTCCTGCTGGGCCTGCTCCTTCTGCTCCTGGAGGGCGGCCTCACGCTGGGCGCTGAGGTCTCCTGCGTCGGGCTTCTTGGGTGCTGCCATGGGTTGGCTCCTTGTGGGTGTGCGGGTGGTACAGCGAACGGCCCCGGGCTTGTCGGGGGAGGTGACAAGCCCGGGGCCGCTGTAGAGCAGAGACGACTAGTTCGTCTCGATGATGACGATGGACTCGTCGGTGATCCGGCCGAAGCCCCAGATGGCGTACCAGGCGAGGGCGTGCTCACGACCGAAGTCGAGGACGCCGCCGTCACGGAGTTCCACCGGGAGGCTGATGGCGTGCCCGAAGGCGTTGTCACCGATCATGATCGCCTGGTAGACGTCGGGACCGGTCTGGATCTTGCCGACCTGCGTGGTCTCGATGAAGACGACGTCGGCGATGCGGCCGATCTCGCCGAGCATGAAGTTGCCGGGGGCGGCGTACTTGCTGACCTCGATCCACTCCGGCCAGTCCCGCAGGCGGCGGCTCTGGTGGGGGTGGACGAAGCAGACGTACGTCTCGCCGAGCCGGGGGACGTTCTTGACGGCGAGCGTCTCGACGGCGTCCTTGATGGCGTGGGGCGAGAGGTAGAAGGCTCCGGTGAGCCCGGCCCGGTTGGCGGCGGCGGTGCCGGGGGCGTACTGCCCGTAGGCGCCGGTCGTGCTGGCCGGGGCGGTGTAGCCGAAGACCCTCGACGTGCCGAGCAGGAGCGTGTCCCGAGCGGAGCGGTCGAGGTAGAGCGCCATGTTGCGGCCGAGGAGACGGGAGGCCGAGGCCATCACGTCATCGAACGAGGCGTTCAGCAGGAGTTCGGAGACGGCGACGGCGTAGCCGTGCTCGGCGACGGTCACGGTGTACTGCGTGGCCGAGAGGGCGTTGGTCTCCATGCGGACACCCTCAGTCAACTGGGCTGCGGAGCCCAGGTTGTTGTAGCGCATGAAGTTGATGGTGAGGCCGGGCTGCACGCCCAACTCCGTCTTCTTCACGGCGAACTGCTCGAAACGCAGCACCGGCATGGCCTGGAAGAGGATCTCCTTCGACCAGACGGTCTGCACTGCGGCAGAGAGTTGCACGGATGCGCCCACGGAGTACGGGGCGCCGACGTTGGCGGTCGTGGTCGCCATCGAGAGGCCTGAGGCCATTGGATTGCTCCTTCTGGGTTGATGGCGATTGAACTCGCCGACGGTGGTCGTACTGCGGCCCTACGGACTAGCCGTAGAGCCCTCGATCTTGGGTCCTGGAGTTCAACGAACCCAAGATCCTGTCTCTGTTCTTGGCGTACGTCGCCATGTCCATGTTCTGGAGGTCTTCATTCGTCAGCGTCTGGTGGCTCATCTCGTTCTCCATCGGCCCAACGGGAGGAGCCGTCACCGACGCCCCTCGCTGGAATGGACGCTGCTGCTGGGCAGCGGCCACTGACCCCAAGATGGCAGACGTCT